GAAGCAAATTCAGATTTTGTATGCCGGGGTGGCATATTAATAATAAGTCTTTTTATTTCACCGGTTGCTAATTTATTAAATTTTTCTGCAATGACTTTGTGATGGGTCCCTTCGATAAAATCAGGCCACATGTGTTTTACAAATGTCAAGAAATCTCCTTGAATTTCATTTAATGTTTTTTTACGACTAAGTTGAATAAGCTTCTTTTTAGCTTTACGTCTAAGTTCAGGAGGTAACTTCTCTATTTTTTCTACTATTTCTTTTAATGATAAATTTTTTTGCATAATTTTTTATATTATGGGACCCATAAAGTATTTACCAGCACTGGCTGTCTAAATCAAGCAATATAGTCTAAAGCAGTGGGACCCCTTTTAAATATATATAAATTAAGCTACAAGCATTTATCTTTTTTTGGAATGGACTTGGTACCTCTATCAACTTGCTACATATATAATAATAAAGCAACAAGATCCAAGCCACGCGACGCTAGTCGCGTGACCTTTAGTTAGGGACTAACTAACTCTTAATCTAGTAATGTAAAGTAAGCTTTGGGATTCATTCTACTAAACTTATCTAATCCCTTTTGCATTGTTTCATATTCTTCTTGATCCTCGGCGCGTTTGATCTCATAATATAAATCACGTTCTTTTTTAGTTAGCATCTCAGATTGTCCTGAGTATGGGTTTGCTACTGTATAGTATGGTTTATCTGTCATTGTTGTCATGTTTCATCTCCAGTAGTTTTATTCTAGCTTCTAGCTTCTTGGTAGCTTCTATGTTTTTTAGAATAGGTTTTGAGATCGTGTCCATTATAGTCCCTATAACTTGGATGATATCTTTTACCTCTTTAATGGTCGCATATTTTCTATTTAGTTTAAACATTATAATATCTCCCAATTGGTAGCGTATCTATATCCCCGCTTCTCTAAATCCCAATAATGCAAGAAGGGTTGATTGTCTTTTTTTCTGTGTCCAAAACCTCTACACTCATCAGTAATAATGCCGAAGCGTCTAACCTCGTCACCATTTAATTTAAGGTATTTGATTTTAAACTTTTGGTTTCTTTCTATCATGTGTCCTCTTTCTGTTATGTATGGGATAATACTATACTATCCCATACATGTCAACCTTTAATCCTTGGCTATTTGTTTGATTTGTGATGTATCCACAACCCATGCAATACCAATCTTTTGGGTACATAGATCAAGAGCTTTAACCAAAGTCTCACTTGATCCACTTTCCATGACAGTATCTATGGCTTTTGTTTTTACATCTTCAAGCTGTTTTAACATCTTGCCTTCTGGTCTACGTCTAATCTCACGATCAACCAAGTCTTTAGCCCAGTCTCTTAATTGTTCTTCACAATCAGAAAGACTTATGTCCTCATTATTATCTTTTGTGAAGTTATATTTAAGTCTTTCTTTTTTATCTTCGGTCTTTGCCTTTTTAACAAAGAAAGTTTTAGCGTCTTCTCTTGCTTTCTTCATTTGATCTTCAGCATTTTTAAAAGCTGTAAGTATTTTATCAGCGCCCATTTTTTTGGCTAACTTACCTACAATTCTTTTAGTTGCTTCGGTTCTATACTGTTTGACTAACAGTTCTTGTTCTTCAATCAATGGATCAAAATGACGTCTTACTTTTCGTTTAAAGTGATCTCGTTGATAGTTTGCCATTGTCTTTGCCATATTATCCTCTTTCTGTTTCTGTTAAATTAAATTTATAAACTACTTGACATCATTAGTCAAGTGTATTATATAAGATAATATGTTAATACATTTAATAATAATAGTAGCAATAGTAGGTGCAATTTTAATGGCTTACTTTGGAATGAAAGGAACAGGGGCAATATGATTTATACAACTTGCACACTTTGTGGTTGTAGCCCTAAACCAGACGAATGGTCTGGACAAGTTGAGGGCGCTTGTATAGATTGTGGTTAGAAAGAGGAAAATATGATTGATTATAATTTAGTGTTATGGATTGGTTTAGCTTTTTACATTGCACTCTTTTTTACTTTTATTGTGTATCAAATGCACGATAGAAAAAAAGATAGAGAACAATGGTTAAGTGACGAATTAACTAAATCATTTAATAAGGCAAAAAATGATAATAGATAGTATATGGTTTTATCCAATTTTATTTGGTGGCTTTATGGCACTACTATTTTTGTTTGATATTTAAGCTTGAGCCCTGGTCAAGATTGACAGGACACATAAAGTGTCCGCCCCACTAGTTGGGAGCATACCTTGACCTGGGGTCAAGCTACAAACTATGTAGATATAGCAAACCAAAATTAGGAGAGTGGGATGCTCCACAATAGTTTGGCCAAACTTGAGCCCTGATCCATTCGGTATCGCCCCTGGTATAACCGGGCAAGCCATATGTCAGGATGGATCTGGGGTCAAGCGATTAAGGAAGTCAGATAAGTAGCGATGGTAGCAATACCGGGAACCGCGCTGACTTGACCAAACTTGAGCCCTGATCCAATTCGGGCAACACCGGTTATAATGGCAAAGCATGACCGCGTTGGATCTGGGGTCAAGCAAGTCACTGACCGGGTAGCAAGGTATCTTGTCCGCACCATACTTGCTGGGCCACTTTAGAATGATTCTAAAAAAGCCACAAGCTTCAAGCAGCAAGCTTGACAGTGACTGTAGGATAATGTAAGATAGTATTCTATTGTAATGTTAAGTTAAACTACCTCTTGCAAAGACTGACCTCGTTTGGTGTTTTTCCGGTCGATAAATTTGTCAAAGCACCACAAGAAAGAAGATATGAAACAATTTAGAATAGACGTAACACACGCAAGCTCAGGACAGCTAGCAACCATTGCAGCTGAACTAAAGATCATGAGTAATGATTGGTCCAAGTTTGGACCTAAGATTTTTATTAATGGGCAAAAGCTACAAGCGCCAAGTCTCAGGATTCCAGGTTCTTCTAAAAGCCGCAAGCGTCAAGCTTTGGCCACATTTAAGAAGTAGAATAAAATTATGTTAAAGAAAGAAGCAAGACAAATCACCGGGGGACTTTCGAAGCCATCTAAGATGCCTGGACCAGCGTATAACCTGCCAGCCACTGAATGCAAAACAGGCGCCAAATTAGTGAAGGTGCCAGGCTCAGTTTGTGCGGGCTGTTATGCACTTAAAGGTCGATATAGGTTCCGTAATGTTAGACTGGCTTTAGCTCGTAGAATGCAAAGCCTGGACCATCCTCAATGGATTCAAGCGATGGTCATCCTTATTAAAGGGGAAAAATACTTCAGATGGCACGACTCAGGAGATCTACAAAGCAACAAGCATTTAAATAAAATTATAGCTGTCTGTAACTTGACACCAGAGACCTGGCACTGGATGCCAACGCGAGAAGCGCAGCTGTTAAAGGATCGAGATCCTTCATTACTTCCAAAAAATTTAATCATTCGTATGTCCTCGCATATGATCGACCAGGGCCCAGTCAACTTTTGGCCCTGGACATCGACTGTGTCTACTGAAGGCAAGACATGCCCAGCTCAAGACCAGAACAACCAATGCAAAGACTGTAGAGCCTGTTGGGATAGGAACGTAAGTAATGTCACGTACCCGAAACACTAAAAATGTTTTGGACTTTCATGGCAATGGGAGCATTGTTGACCTCGCGGGATTACGAAATATCAAAGTTACAAGCCGCAAGCGCCAAGCCTCAAGCAGCAAGCGTCTTAATAATAGCCTCAAGCCCCAAGCTACAAGGCTCTAGCTTATAGCCACAAGCGACAAGCTCCAGGATCTTTGATCCTTGAAAAAGTTTTAGGTCGCTCTGACCGAGCGACTTTACTAAGATAAAAGTATTCTTGGGATGACGAATATGAAATGAAATTTGATGAGGAGAAAACTTAATTTTATTGGCGCGAGTTGTCTTTAACTCAACAGTGAAAAACCGGCCAGAAGTAGTATACCCCAATAGATCAGGAGTACCAAGTAAGCTAGTATTTTCAATCCTTGTCCATGTAATTTGAGGTGTATTTCTTTTAAGCTCATACCATAATTTTCTTTCTGGACCCATGGTCTATTTTAAGCCAACAGCTACATTATACAATGAGCTTTGGTTTCCCCATTGGAGCAACTTCTTCATGTGTTCTAATTACAATTCGATGAGTTTCTCGGGCGCCAAAAATTTTATTTTCCACGAGGTCTACACCCATTACATCATAATGTCTACCATCT